AACATCATCATGACTTCACCGTCGACAGTTCCGGGGTGCATGTCGCCGTAGCGGCGCAGCGCCTGAAAAACCAAAATCTCAAGAGGAGAGTAAGGCTCCGCAATGTGCGGGGAACTTGCTGAATATCTGTTGCGCTGCTCTTTTTCGTCGTAAAGATCGTGCCACGCGGCATTTGCCTCGTTCATCTTTGCTTTGTTGATGACCGTTCTTGGGTCTCCAGCGCCAGCAGAAACTCGCCCATGCACATCGACGTGAGTAGGCTCCTGCGTGGGCTTAAACATATCTTTGAGATGGGCCATGATGGATTACTCCTTTGCTTTGATGATGCGTCCACTCACAAAATGCGAGTGCATTTCAAAACGTTCAGCTAGTTCTGTGGGTATGCGCCAGCACAGATGTTTTTTGTCTTTGTCCCAAGCGGGAGAGTAGTCAGTTCCAGCGACCTTAATGTCGAATGTGATTTTCTCTGGCTTGGAGCTTACATAGTAGGCGTACTTGGAGGGGTCTTTTGAGACGGCAACAACAGTTGCAGCAGCCTTTTGAGCTTCCGTGACCTCAGCCTTTTTGGCTGCGCGCTTGCGAAGCTCATTTCTATCTGTCGTCTCAGAAGAGTCTTCGACTTTGGTGGTTTCGTTGTCAGACATTTAAGTCTCCTTTTAGTAAAAAGGGCCGAGGGGGTGGGATACCTCCTCGGCCCATTGTTGCCTAGAACTACCGAGGCTGTCGTCCGATCAGCTTACAGCAGACCAGTTCTTCACGATGGCGTGAGGCTTGGCTTGGAGCATCTCCAAACCGCACTCAGTCATGTACATGTGCTTCATGCCGTCGAAGTCGTTGTTCTGGATTTCGCGCTGCAACTGGGTGTCGCGACCTTGGAGGTAACGATACTTCAGGTTAGGCATATCCAGCACAACCATGGTCTGTTCCATGTTTGGAATCTGACGGAACATGGGGTGCATGTAGACGAGCAAGTCGCCAGCGAAGGTGGTGTAGCGAGTGAACGAGACACCGTAGGCGTTGTCAACCTGAGTGGGCTGCCAACGATTCTTGCCGATCTCCATCATGTTGGAGATAACGCGAGAGCCGCAGAAAGCAACTTTTTCAGTTGAGCCATAAGCGAACAAGTTCTCGATCAGCAGACGGTCGAACTCTTTCTCCGTGATCTTGTTGGCAGTTGCGAAGCCAGATGCAGCGTCGTAGACGTTGGTGATTTGGCTCAACAGGCCGCCAGTGAAGCGGGTAGGAGTTGCGGTGCTGCCGTTCTTCTCGTGACGACGACCGAAGAACATGGCTCGCTCAATGTCGGACATGTGCAGCTTGAGCGCCTTGGTCAGTTGCTCTTGCTCCTTGTCGCCAGTGCGCAAGTAGGTGTTCTTCAAAGTGCCACTGATCTGCACGGCAGTTTTGAAAATCTGCGTGTAGTTGTAGTCAGTGGTTGGATCGAACGACACAGGGGTGGGGCTAGTGCCACCTTCCTGATCAGCAAAGCCAGCAATGACAAGGTCGTCGTTGTCAGCAATGGTGAAGGAAGTGCCGCCAATATTACGCTCAACAGTGATGGTGTTGGAGCCGGTATTGGCATCAGCGGATGCGCGCATCAATTCACCAGTCTTGGTGTTGTAGATCAGCGTGCCAGCAACCACGAAGCCTTCGTCGTCGCTGTTGTCAACCGTGATGGTTGTGGCAGATGAGTTGTAGCCAGCAGCATCGTTGACCTTCAGAACGCGGTTAGGCAGTTCGTCGCGGAAGTGGTTGAACTTCGGGTCATCGGTGGCTTCAGAGCCAGCCATAGCAAGCAGAGCTTGCAGGGGTGCAGTACCGTTCGGCTCTAAAAGAGTGAACAGTTCGCGATAGTTGGTGGGTCGGAAGTCAGCCGAAAACTGACCCGTCCCACGCAGTCCGGTGATAGCAGCCATGTTGATTTCTCCTTGAAAAGTTGATGGCATTAGTTTGCGTGTTTCCAGTCTTTCGACTCAACTTCAACCAAATTAGCGTGCAGCATTGTGGTCTCGTCTCGTCAATCTCATGTCCCGCATGTGAGGCCGTAGCGTCTGTGGGACATGAGACAATTTTTTACCAAAAGTGAGAATCCGTCGTCCCTGTTACACCATGTTGCGTTTCTTCATGATGCTTTGGGTGACAGAGTCTATGAATGCTTGATTCTGGTCAGCAGCAGGAGGGCGACCACCGGCGGCTGGCTGTGTGCCAATATTGCCAGTGAATGCTGTCCGGCGCTGAGCCATCATACGCAAGCGTTCCATTTCGCCCGAGTTCATGTTGTTCCGGAAATCGGACACAACCTTGTCGGTCAAGGCGGGGTCGACAAAGTCCTCGATGGTGTAGCCCCGCTCGAAGGCGTAGGTGAAGAAGTCGTTCTCAGCCTCGTCTGGAAGCTGATACCTCTGCTGGGCGCTGTTCAGGTTGTTGGCAGCCATCGAGCGCATGTTTTGAACCTGCGCCTGATGTGCATCAACCACTTGCTGCTGAACTTGTCCTTGCACACCTTGAGCCTGCTGGAGAATCTGCATCATCATCTGCTTTAGCTGGGTGTTATCGTTTTGGAGCGCCGTCATTTGGGCGGCTGCCTGACGATAGGCCGGAGGCAGAGAAATTGCGTTCTCCTGCTCCCACTGCTGCATAGCCATCTCCATGTCGTGAGGAACGGGAAGGCCAACTTGAGTGGGCTGCGTGGGGGTTCCGCCCATCTGGGCGTTATGAACCATGGCATTCAGGGCGGTCGTCATAAGCTGAACAACCTCATTGGGGCCAACTTGGTAACCCTGCCGCGCTGCGGCTTCCTGAATTTGAGAGGCCATATCCAGCAACTGCTGGTTAGGAGCCACTTGCGTTTGATGGCGATAGTTGAGATCGCGATACCGTTGGAAGGTGTCCTTGATCTGGTTGGGAGACAGACGACGGGTTTGACCGTCTCCGAAGTCAACGTCGATAAAGGTCATGGCCTCCATGTTCGACTTGTCTCCCTCAGTCTGAGGTGACGCAGTCGCTGCCGCCTTTTCCATGGCGGTCGGTTTTTCTTGTGGATTCTTGGGGTCTGCACCCGGGGTATTCATCGCTTGCTGCCGCGCTTGAGCGTCCTGCTGCTGAGCCTGTTGCATACCCTGTTGCACCGTGCCAAGCGTTTGATTGACAACATCGTCAATGAACGTTTGGTCTTGCTGTTGATCTACTGCCATTTTTTTCTCCTTGTCAGCCGTAGCGGACGTTAATTGCCAGCCGTAGCGGGCGGTTCAGTGATGCTACTCTCGTTTTTCGACATTGCTGCTTCCATCAGCACGTCGTTCTCAAGACGAAGTCTTAGAGCGGTAGGTAGCTCGAGCAATCGGCGAGCAGCCCACATGGCTCCCCTCCGAAAATTGATTTCTTCCAACGTCATGTTGGGTGACTCTGCAATGTTGTAAGCAGCACGCAAGATGTCGTCTTGCATTGCCTGCTTGGCATAGGCCCATCCGGAACTGTTCTCCAGTTCGATGATGGCCTTGAGAGCGTCTTTAGGTTTCATTTGCCCCACTTGGTATATGCACCAACAGCAATGATACTCAGAATACCGAGAGTCAACCACTTCACGAAGGTTGCGAGGATGGTTTTTCTCACATCTCGCCAGCCATCTATCAGGTCTCTGAGGTCGGAAATGTCTTTACCTGCGTCATCATCATGGAGGCCAACGCCGCGCAATGCTTCGCGAGCGCCCTCTTGAGCCGCTTGCTTCAGAAGAATTTGTAGTTTTTGCTCATCTAGTTCCATGTTAATAGTCCACATTGTTGGCATCCCATACTATGACGGGACTCTCTGAAGGTTCGGTTGCTGAGTATTCTTCGACGCAGATTTGAGGCATCAGGGAGAAACATTTATCTCCGTCAAAGCGCTGGTTCCATGAGGCTGTGAACCCGTTGTTGTAGTAGATATTTGTCCTGAAGTACCCCGATCCAGAGTAGTTCACAACTCGCCAGCGAATCGGCTTTTGCTTTCCTTTCCCCCAAGACGGAATCTCCGTCTTAAAAAACCTGTATCCATCAGAGTCGTATTCGCGATGAAACTGGTAGTCCATTGCTTCATCGCCAAACTGCCACATGTAACGGAACATCATGTAGTCATTCCTGACTGATGTTCCGTCTGAGGCTGAGCCTCCGCGATACAGGTAGCAGCCGACCTTGACTCGAATGATGCTGTCGTCTGATGTTGGCGTGTAATTTAAGAACATGCCATCAGGCAATGTAGCGCCCGGATTGTCTGGTTGTTCGTAATTGTTGCTGATCGTCTCAATGCTTGGGCGCGGCTTCTTCATCACCATAGAAACTCGACGCAATAGTTTTCCAGCGACCCGGGTCTTCCGGTCGTTGGTCACATTGCTGAATTTTGGCGATCCAATTATGTTCATCTCAGAAGTCCAGTCTTGCGCCATCCCACTCGATCACGGCTGGCTGACCGGGTTCGGTGTTTTCCCACTCTTCAATTGTGAAGCGTCGAAGGTATGCGTCCACACGACCGCCAAACATCGACTGATAGCTGTCGCCTTGATGCAGGTTTACCGTGTTGCCGTCCCAGCTTGCGGCGCGAATTGCCACCTGCTTTGTTTTTCCAGCGCCCCAAGAGGGCATGTCCCATGTGTATTCGTCGAACGATTCCATGGCGTATGCGCTCTTGTAGTAAACGTTGATTCCGTTTCCGTCTACTTCGCAATCAATTGAGTAGCGCTGATAGGTTGTGTCGCGATAGATGTATCCACCGCAGATGACGCGAATCAAGCTGTCGTTTCTGACTGGCGTGTAGTTGATTCGCCAACCATCAAAGTGCTTTGCAGACGGATAGAACCAGCAGCTATTGCCGCTGAAGTTGGGTAGACCCTGACCGTTGTCGGTGTCTGGCTTTGCTGGTCTTACAAAAGCCAAGCGCCGCAGGCAGGAGTACCCTTCCTCGCGGCGCTTTGTCTCCGAAGACGGCACGCCGCTAAACACGTTGTAGCCGTCACTCATTCAACGCTCCTTATGCAATACCGACTTGCGCCTTGGTTGCTTCGCGGTCTCTGAAGAATGCGGGGCATCCTTCTGCAACCAACCTGAGTTCATCTTCATCCGTGACAACACCCCAGTTGATTTCTGCTGGCTGCTCTGGAACTTGCACGCCGTCTTCAATGAAAAAATAGCATTTGCCATTGATTCCGTTCATGCCAAGAGACGTGAAATCGTCAGTCGGGTTGCAATGAGTTTTTCCATCCGGAGACTTGTAACCATAAATTGCCATTTGATCTCTCCTTAAATCAAAACTTGAACTGCGTTGTATGTGTTCGCGCCATCTGGACGGCCCGACATGTAGTTTCCAGCGTCGTAGCCAACCCAGTGGACAACGCCCTCTTCGTCCAAAGCCATCCAAGCATTTTCAACAGTAGCGCCTGAGTGATAGCCTTGAGCGGAAATATATCTGAGATGGTTGCCAGAGCGATTTGCAAAACCGACTCGACCAAACTGAGTCTGAGGAGAAGCCGTGTTCGGGCGACCCAAGCAAACGTTTTGATGACCAGCAGTAAAGGCAGCGCCGTTGCGGCGGTTGATGCGGTCATTCTTGCTGGCGTGTGCCATGACAATAACGTTGTTGTAGTAGTAGCTGGTGCTGGTGGTCTGACCAGCCCATTGAACATCAGATACCCACTGAACCTTTTGGTTGAGGACGGGGACGGCGCGATCAGTTGTATCGCCCAAGCCAAGCAGGCCGACGTTGTTTCGACCCCATGTGTAGAACGTGCCGTCTTCGCACAGGGCGGCAGACGAACCGTAAACGCCACCGCCGCACCAGCAGTCGATGACGCGCTTGTTGGTATCTACGCCAATCACGTTCACCTGTGTCGGAGTAGAACGAGAAGTTGCAGAGTTGTCGCCCAACTGACCATAGCCGTTGTAACCAAATGAATACAAACGACCATCAGCACGCAAGGCGAGCGTCCAGCCGTTGGCGTTGGCAGAGTCTCCACAAATTGCAACTTTTACGACCGCGCCGCCAATGTTGCACAGCGTAGGAGTAGAGAGGTTGGTTACAGTGCCGTTGCCGCATTGACCGCTGGTGTTCAGGCCGCAAAGGTAAAGCTGATTATCATTGGTGATGAAGGCAACGTGGTAACCGCCAGTGCGTACACATCGAACGTTTTGGTTAAAAACGGTGATCTTTGTGGGGGTCAAACGGTTGGTCGTGTCGCCATGGCCTAGCTGACCATAGTTGTTGTAGCCCCAAGAGTAAACATCTCCGTCTTCCATGAGTGCGTAGACGGAAAGGGTGCTCGCGCCATGGAACTGAACATGCAGATAACGCACTGGGCCAGCATCAATTGGGAAATCGACTTTACGGAAGAAGGAGCGACTCACAATGCCGCCGTCACCTTGCTGTCCGTTTACACCGTAGCCACAGCTATAAACAGTGCCGTCTGTTGTCACAACGGCGGTGTATTCGTAAGCTGAGACGACCTGCTTGATGTCAAACATTTCGTCTTCGGAGAACTCAATACCTTCGTTTGTGTAGTTGAACAGTGGAGGGCGCACAGGAATGCGAGCAGTTCCACTGATGTCCCCATTTCGACCATTTGATGGGGAACCCCAAACCCAAAATCCGCCATCAAATGCGACTACGGAGCCACCGCGATATGAATATCCGGGTTCTTGCACAACATCCCAAGTTCCGGCATTGGCTGCAACAGGGAACGTCGTGGCATCCTCAATGTAGTTTCCAAGGCGGTTGGTCGGGACTGTTGAAATTGTTGTGGGCGTTGAGGCTTGGGAGCCATCTGACTGCGTGTATTTGCCGCCTTTGTTGACCGAGAGGTCTGGGTTCTGACCAACGTAGTTGTTGTTCAGTGCGCGGATTCTGGTATGCGGCTTTGCGCCGGAGAACTGCCAAGAGGGAGCGCCGCTCTTGATTGTCAGCATGGAGCCTTCTGCACCAGCGCCAAGGCGAGCCTGCGCGCCAGCAGCAAACACCACCATGTCGCCGTTGGTTGTCATGGGGGTGGTGAGTGCGGCAGTGATGGCGGCAATGTCGACAACAAATTCAACATCGGTTCCATCGCAGTAGAGCCAACCGCGCTGACCAGCAGCAATCTGAACATAGTCAGATTGGGTCGAAGTTTTGACGCGGAGGGGGATGGTCAGGCGGTTGTCAACAACGCTAGACCAGCCGCGATTCGGAGCAATGACGCTCACAAAGGAGGCGGTGAAAGTGCCCGTATCTGGCTTGACGACAATGACTTCTTTTTGAACTTGGTCAGTTGTCAGGGTAATGACCGCAGTCCCGGGGGCGGGCTGAAGGATCACCTCCGCTGGCCTTGCCGCAGTGTCAATTAACTCGAGCAAAGCGTCTGCGCCCATGAGGCGCTCAACGGCTGTCGAGAGATAGACAAGGTCACGCGGTGTCGCGGACGATGCGCCAGTGGCTGCGGCTAGAGACGTGCCACGGGTCTTGATGGTTTCTACGAGTTCGCGAAGCGATGCTGTTGACATTTTTGGCTCTCCTTAAAGCACGTCAATTCCGAGTAAGGCATATTCCTCAAGCAAATCCAAACGAGGTTCTGATTCTGCCCGGAACAGTTGAACTTCTGCCAGCAACTTGTTGCCGTCAAAGATCATTGACCATTTCGTCTGATCGAGAACCGCGCCCCCTGTATGAGAATATAGACAAACCCATACCTTGTCGTCGTCCTCGACCATGTCGAGGCGATTGTAGGACTCGCCGGAGGTGTATTGCCCCATCTGGCGGAATAAGTATTGATTGGTGTTGATCCAACCGGCATTTGGATCGGTGAAAGTTCCGAAGCGACTCTGAAGATAGCCGGTTGCTTCGTTGACCCTGAACTGGAGGGTCGTTGGATTCAGTGAGCCGGTTGCATCGAAAATCTTGTCGAGCAATGCTGGCAGGGTGATGTCACCCTTTTCGCATGCTTCGAGGTATGTGTCGAGGACGTGGACTCCCGTTCTTGATGAACGAAGTTCAAGTTGCTCGCCTTTTGGTCTGGTAAAAGCCATTATTTCACCCCGTGTTCTTCGATGAACATAAGCAATTTGGCCTTAGTGAGTGTGAACTTGTCGTCCTCCTTGTAGCGTTTTTCGAGATACGCGACAGTGTCGGACAACGTTTGTATTGTTGCACAGTGCTCGCATGTGCTGGATTGCGGGGATTGCTGGGGAATTCCAGCAATGGCTTCTTGAATCAGAGCCTTGATGTACATGCGACCCGTGGGGGTCAAGCCTGACATAGACTCAAGTTGGGATGCTCTTGGGGATGACATCATCTACCTCCTTGTGCTTGGCTCAACGGAATGATGTTGCCCTTCTGGGCTTCTGCGGCAATTTGTTCTTCTGGCATGACAGAAGCGCCGCGCATCTTTTCCATGAGCGCCATTTGTTGAGACGGAGACGGGCCATTGGCCTGATCTTCCTTGGTGATTTTGAACTGGTCAAGGTCGCTAACGCCCATGGCGCGGATAGCCTCTTCGGCGATCTTGCCCATTTTGTATTCCATCTGGAGGCCGGACTGACCCATGATCTGGATCATGTTCAGCCAAGTCTCGGCGTTGCGGGTTGGTTCGATGGGCAGCGTTCCGTCGACCACAAGGTAGTCGATTTCTCCTTGAAGCATGGTGCTGTCGTAGTCGACATAGCCGTCTTGAACCATGCGGGTCAATTCGGATGGGGCATCTTGTTGGTTGAGACGAAGGCTGCCCTCGACGTTCAGGGCATCCTGAATGTTGGCGACCATCATGTTGACCATGGGGCGGACAGTCGTTGCCGACATGACTCGAGCCAGAACGCCAAGGCGCTGTGAGCCGAGTTGCGTCAGACGCTGAATTTCCGTTGCGGTGCGGATGCCGTCGCTGGTTGGAACGCCTTGCTGGGCATCGCTGGCGGCGGAGATGCGCTGCTTCAGGTCAGACATGGCTGCAATGTCGTTCCAGTGACCACGGGTTACGTCCGGAATCTCGGCGATAAACACGCCGTCACCGGGCTTTGCACCCGGCATTGTGCGAACCACGCCCCATGGGTTGCGGTCGATCAAGTCTGGGACGGATACCTGCGTCGGGTCAACGAAGACGAGGTTGTTGAGCGCGGCTTGGACGTTGTCGATACGGCTGCGCAGCAGCCAAGTCGAGACCTCGTGCAGTGGAAGCAGCAGGTCGTAGAGCGACTGGCTGTAAGTTTTGTGGCTGTCGTAGTAGAGACCGCCAATCGTGGTCGGGAACTGCTGACCGTAGGGGTTTAACTGGAAGCGGATGACAGCGTGCTCGTCCAAGACGGCGCAGACCAGCCAGATTTGCTCGATGCTCGGGATGCCGATCTCGAATCCGTTGAGACGAATCCAGCACTCATCCAATGTTCGGGCTGGGTCGAGGGTGAACTGGTAGCCGTTTGAGCCGGAGTTGCGGTCGATGGACTGATTGATGTTCAGACCACGGCCCTCTTCCTTCCAGTAGTTGTGAGCGTCCCACCAAGTTGCGCGGTGGATGGACTTGCGCAGGCCGGGATACTTGTTGAGCTTGGGATACAGGCCGCTCGAAATCAGCGCGTTGGTCGAGACGAAGTCGCTGAAGATGATGTATTGCATGCGATCCCACTCACCCCAGTTGACACGGGGGTCAGGGAAAACCCTGCGTGGATCGAAGTTGATGATCTGGTTTGAGTTGGTCTTTGCGTCCCAGACGATCTTGGTCGGGGCAAAGCCGTAGCGCAGGCTGTCAAGCAGAAGTTGGGCGATGCGTGCCTCGCCAGCGGTGCGGCGCATCTGTTGGTGCAGCATGCGCTCAAGAATCAGGGAGGCGCGGCGCGACTTGCGATTCAAGCCCTCAAGCTGGAACATTGGGTTGCGACCAGCCAAGGCAGCCATCTGGTAGGTGAGGACTGTGTCGGCGATGGCGCGGGTATCAGCAATGACGACTTTTTCGCGGAACTTGGTTGTGTCCGCAGGAACCCAAACATCGTGCGCGCGGTCTGCGTCGCGCCAGTGGTCGTAACGGCGGCGGATGCGATCCCACGACATCTTCGAGCAGGCGCGAATAAAGTCAATGAGCTTGCGCTCTTGCTCGTCTGTTAGGAGGTCGGAGATGTCGTCGTAGTTCATCAGAGCATTGACGTGCTCTGATAAGTCCACGATAAGACTGTCGTCCGATTGTCTGATGTCACGATAATTCATGGTCTGTTTATCCAACAAATTGGGGTTGGCTGTCGTCCTTACAGTTCACCCCAAGGTTTCCATTCATGAGCCTTTTGCTTGCCTACATTGTCCACCCACGGGCCGCGCGAGGTTGAACTCTCGAATGGCTTGAACTGGTTGTAAAGGGAGGTGGCAACATCAATTGGCGCGTTGATGAGTTCTGATCCGACACCTCCCATGCGGGACATGATGTCCAGACCCATGGTCAAAGTGTCAACTTGGTCGTCGTTTTTGCCGGACGGGAACGCTTGGCACTCGTTCATGAAGTCGTCCAGCCAAGGCGCTCTTTCTGGCAAGTGGACTCGCCCGCCTTCGATCAATGGTGTGACGGCATTGAGACGAGACACCTTGTCTGTCGAAACCTTGTAGGGGATGACGGAGATTCCGGAGGCTGCCTTGAGTTCTTGAATGAGCGACTGGCCTGATGCCTTGTCCTCGATGTAGAGGCCGCGAAGTCCGCGACCACGCCACATGGTGTTGAGGTTGATGGCCTTGCGCTTGAGTTCCGGGAACTCGTATTTGCCGCGCAATATGTCGAGGATGAAGATGTCCCCGCCAGCGTCCATACCCATGGTCATGATTACAGAGTAGTCGGCTTGCTCCGTTTTCTTGAAGGCGGTGTCGGCCAGCATGATGACCGTGCTGGGTCTGACAAGCTCTGGGTTGTATGACCTCCACCACTTTGCCTTGATGATGTTGCCGCCTGCGATGAACGGCGACTGCTGGTAGAGGGATGCGAATTCTCGTTGGTCAAGGCGGCGGCGGCGGTGAAGTTCTTCAAGAGGGAATCTCTCAGGCCACAGAGCCTCCTCCTTAGTTTCGCGATAGTAACGCTTGCCGGGGGCAACCGTTGAGAGTTTTCCGGGCGCGACATAGCGTGGATCATCCTCTGGAAGTTCTGTGACCGGGCGCTTCTCTCCGCCCGTCTCACGAATGGCTGGGAAGTTAATGTGATGCCAGAGGCCGTCCTTCCAGTCGTCTGTCTCCATGAGACGACCGGCAACATCGTCTGGATGCCAGCGGGTCAGGATGACGATCTCAATGGGCGGCGTATCGTCAGGCTCTGGCTGCTTACGAGTTGTCAGTGCAGAAACATAGTAAGACCACGTTTTGTTTCTTTGGCTTGCGGAGTCTGCTTCCTCTCGGGCTTTAATTGGATCGTCGAGAAGAAGGAGCGTCGCCGCGCGTCCAGTCGTCGAGCCACCAATACCCGTGGCGAAATAAGTGCCATTAACAGAAGTACGCCAGTCGTCGACCGCCCGACTCTCTTCCGACATTCCAAAGTCTTTGAATGCTTGGCTAACAATCGGTTCACGCGCCAGATCGCGAACTTGGCGTCCAAATGTCTTAGCCAAGTCCTGATTGTATGAAGTGGAGAGAACATTTCGAACGGGCTTTCTTGCAAGGTAGTAGACAGGAAACGTGATTGTTGCGAGGAAAGACTTCGCGTGCCGTGGAGGCATTGTGATCAGCAGCCGTGTCACCTGCTTTCCACTGGCATTGGTGAGCGTTCCTTTTTCCAAAGCGTCGAGGGCATCCATGAGTTCGTAATGGAAAGATGCCCACTTGAGGTCTGGATATATTGCGTGAACGAACTCGCGAAAAGACGTTTGCGCTTTCTTGAGGCGCAATAGATATTTGGCGGCTTCTTGTGGCGAGACCTGCATCAGAACATCTTCTTGAGGAGAACTTGAAAGTTCAGGTTTGGCTTTGAGTCCATGGACGACCTGTCATATCGACCACCGACCGAGAGACTGCTGTTTGTGCCAACGGGGTTCCTGAACTCCATGTTTGCTCCTGCTGATGTGGCGTTGAAGTTCTGGCCCTCTTCTCCTATGAGATTGCGAAGACGAGAGACATAGGCGTTGATTGTGCCGTTCTTGACAGCCTGCTCAAAGTTGAGCCTGAGTTCGTCCATGGATGGGCCGCCACCTTGAGGCTTGTCTGAGCGGTTGTATTCGGCATTGAGCATGCCAACCCCAGCATCGTTGAACACCGGAAGCCGGGTTCCGACCGCAACTCTACCGGGCATCATGTTGCTGTATGACATGTTCTGCATGTCGTCTCGCCCTTGAGAGATTCCGGGGGCATCTCGTCTTACATAGTGCTCGACCGGAAGCGGGAGCGGATTGTTCATCGAGACGTATGGGTTGAAGCGACCCTCTTGCTGTCTGTCTTGGAAACTGCCCATGGACTTGAATCCATAGTCCATGCTGGAGTAGCCATCCATCTCCCTGTTTACACCGACATCAGAGAACATGCGGTATCCGGAGACGTGGTTTGGCGGTTGGCCTTGCTGAAGATTGACGATGGGAGTTAGGTTTGTGCGTAAAAAAGCGACCATCTCAGGTGTCAACTGGATGTTCATCTCGCCATTCAGGTTGAGCTTTGAGACATCCAGTTCACTTGGCTTCAGTTGTCTGTTCTCTGACTGGAAGTTATATGGCACTTTTTTCCTCCTTAGAGTCATGATGCTTGAGCGCGTCAATGACCTCCGCATCGGTGATGTCGTCAGTATCCTCCATCGTCTCTTCTTTGTCTTCCCGTTCAGACTGTTGAGTGGCTTGTAGAGCGATCTGTTCAAGCTCCTCGATTGTCAGTTCGTGTGCCTTTTTGTTTTCGATGGTGTGCTCATTGAATGTGTGGTGCAGGTCTGGCATCACCTTGTTGAGCATCATTCCGAATAGACGAACCTGCTGGTTCGACCAGCTTCTGTCACCGTTGAGAACTTCTCTGACGGTCGGGATGTTGTTGCGGACGATGTCCAGAACCGAGCGGCGGACACGGTCGACTTCAATGGGTGTCACGGCGGGCAGACCGCCTGTGCTTTGCGTGATGCTGCGATTCTTGCGGACGTTTGGCATGTCTTTTTCTCCTTCTTCGTGTCTCGTTATTGTGACCGAGTTTTCATTTTTTGGTGCGAAATTTCGAGTGGCAGGGCATGGCATGAGCTGCAAGCCGTCGGCGGGATGGGGTCTCCCCCCGGGGGCGCGCTCACGGGACGCGCCTTGCGGTGCATGAAGCGTGCATCTGCGAGGCTAAGTCGTTGATTTTTCACGGTTTTCGTCTCCCATCGAGGGACTTTGCGGTGGCTCGCGTGCCCCTGCGTTTCGCACGGGTGCGCGAGGTGGGCAAAAAATGAGCCTCGCGCGCGCTTGCCCAATCATGACGCGGGCTTACGGGGCGCGTCGTCCTCCCAGAGGGAGGAGGAGGGCGATTGGAGTCAGCCGGTTCGGTTGACAGTTCAGTCAGCCGTTCCGGCACACGCTCCGGCGTGCGCCTGATTCCCCCAGAGGGGGATAGGGGGCAGTTGGAGTCAGCCACTTCCGGCAACGGTCGTGTCACCCGCATGTGACACACAACGGACTCGAAGGAGAATGCCATGTCCACAATCAAACTCGCCAACCTCAAAGCCTCTGACCTCATCGCGCTCGCCAAGGGCGCGACCTCTGTCGCCGACATCGACCCAGTCGTCGCAGAGTTCGAGCGTCGCATCACCACGCGCACCGCGAAGGCTAACGCCGCCGCGTCCGCAGGCAAAGGTGTGCAAGCCCACGCGAGCATCCTCGCCAACGCCAACGCCAACCTCGCCACCGTGCGCGCCATGCGTGACGGCTTCGCCGCTCCCGCACCCGTCGCGACCTTCACCGCGACCGTCGCACCCAAGCGCACACGCAAGGCGAAAGCCCCTGCCGTCAACGCACCTGCGCTGAGCGCAGACGAGTTGGCTCTGCTCCGCTCGTTCCTCGCCAAGCTCGCCTAATCGCGCAGCACACGACCCCCGCTTCGGCGGGGGTTTTTTTTCGTCTGTTCGCAACCACGAAAGGAGTCACCATGCAGACACAACACCAGCGACGCATCGCGTCACAAACCCGTCAGTTGTTGGCGCTTCGCCGTGCGGACACACTGCACGACGACGACAACTTCTACTCGTTCCTCGCCACGGGTGCGTTCGACCCGCCCACAGAGGATTCGTTCGAGGTCGACAACAACGACACCGAGACCGCCATGTCGGTCGCATTCGCCAACGCAACCAAGGAGTGAGCCATGACCACAGCCGTAGCAGTCGCAGACGCGACCAAGTTCTACCAGCGTGCGCTCTTCGCAGCAATGCAGGCGCGCAAACAAGCCGTGCAAGACGGCGACACGGAGATGCGAGTCATCCTCGATGAACGCATCGCCTACACGAAAGACTGCCTCAAAGCAGTCCAGTTCGTGGGCAAGACGGGGATGTCACCCGTCGATGCCTTCGCGTTCTACGGGATCAACATCAAGCAGGGAGGTCGGCTATGACACGCACGAATGTCTGGCAGGTCATGGAAGACCTCAATCGTTGGGGCGGACGCTACGCCTTTCACGAAGCCGCTCGCAGGAACGGCATCCTCAGTGCTTTGTGGCTCATCTGGGTCGCAAGGAGTATGTAAACCCGATGTCTCGTTGGCGTGACATGTGCTATCCTGTCACGCTATCGAGACAACACAACCAAGGAGTCAACATGAAAGCCATCGCAACCATCCTCGCAATCATCGCTTTCGCAGCCTTGCTCAGCCTCGTCTTGATCAACTGGATGATGGGCTGCGGTGAGGTTGAGTATCACGCCGACGGCACATTCGTTACGGGCGAATGTCTCGTCATCCCATACACACCCGTGAAAGGAACATGGAAATGATCAGCGCCGATCTTCCCCCGCCACTGCCTGTCGAGACAGCGGTCATCGCCTACTACGAGAGCGCGCCAGCCAATCGACCAGTCACAATCCTGTTCGGCAAGGACGCAACCTATTCGCTCAAGCTCGTGCCAAACAGGTTCGAGAAGAGTCGTCTCGTGTGCGTCATCACAACCAAGAACAAGCTCAACGCTATCGTGTGGGCAACATCGGGAGACGACCACTTCCGCATGTCGCCAGCCCCGAGCGGTGACCAGATCAAGACAGCCGAGCAATCCGACTTCCTGTTCGATGCTTGCGCCCACCTGATCGTGACTGACCGCCAACGCAAGGAGCAATCGAAATGACCTCGGGCGTAGCAGTCGATGAAACCAAGCGTCGATGGTGGGCATGGCACAAAGCCAACCCCCATGTCTACGAGATGTTCGACCGCTTTACCCGTGAGGCAATCAGCCACGGGCACAGAAACCTATCGGCTTGGCTCATCGTCAACCGCATCAGGTGGGAGACAAGCGTGGTCACCAAGGGCGACGACTTCAAAGTCAGCAACGACTTCATCGCCTACTACGCTCGACTCTTCATGCACTACAACCCGCAACACAAGGGGTTCTTCCGCATCAAGCGACTCAAGCACGAGCAAATGCCCGTGTGATCACCGTAACCGTAACCGTAACCAAGGAGAAACATCATGCCCAACTGGTGCGAAAACAACTTCACCGCCACCTTCCCGAAAGAGCACGGCGACATGGCTCGCAAGCTCGTCGAAGCGTTCAACGCGAACGCATTGCTTCAGTTCCTCAAGCCCATGCCGGACGAACTCGACGACCCAGACCTGTCGTCTTTCGGCGGTGAAAACGCGGAACTCTATGAGAACAAACGCCGATCCATGTTTGCCAAGTATGGCTATCCGTCATGGTATGAGTGGCGACTGTCCAACTGGGGCACGAAGTGGGACATCAATACCAAGGACATCGACCCGCTCGAGGTATCGGCGCATGAAGATGGCTCGGTCACAGTGCAAGGCTACTTCGACAGCGCGTGGTCGCCACCCGTCGAGGCATTCGCAGAGCTACGCAAGATCGAAGGCATCACCTTCTCGCTCTACTACCTAGAACCCGGTTCGTCGTTCTGTGGGTGCACCGACCAAGACGAAGACGAATACTTCGGCATCGACCAGCAAACGCCATCGTGGGTAGCGAGCAACATCCCCCAACACATCATCGACAACTTCGACCTAGCCAACCGTTACGAGGAGGAACCATGCCAAGAATAGTCTACGAATCATCCACCACTGGTGAGACATACCCAGTCCTTCGATGCGATTGGCATCTCGAGGACATCATGTTCTCTTGCGAGGACGAGTATCCAAACATGACCAAGGAGCAAGCACTCCGAATCATGGAGCGCATCGTGCACACACATGATGCAAACAATGGCGTCAATTGGGGCGTCGTTGAATCAGCGACCGAAGCCATCATGGATGAGGACGGTATCGCACCCTTTGAGGAGCAAAAGAAATGATCGAGTTCATTATCGTGACTGCGATAGTCATCGCTCAGATGCTGTCGCGTTGACCCGTGCGCGCCCGCCCGCATCTCTCCCAGAGGGAGAGAGAGGGCAAGACAGTCAGCCGGTCTGCCGACCGGCTTTACCCTAACCCTAACCATGAAGGAGTTTCCCTATGCTTCCAATTCACGAAGCCGTCTCGTGGCTCCGTCGAACTGACGCAATGTCAGCCGACGAGAAGCGTGCCAAGTTACGCGAGATGTTCACCGAGTGCGTTGTCGAGAACGCATCCGTCTCAACCAAGGCATCCTTTGCGCGTGTCGCTGGCAAGACCATCGGTCAAGCCACTGACTTGTTGCCAATCGGTGCGCTCGTCGGTGGCATCACGCACTCATACATGAACGGCGACGCAAACGACATCGTCAACAAGATCGCCGATGCACTGCGTGACCCTGCGTCTTATGCCGTTCGCAACTCTCGCTCGAAGACGGGCTTTGGCTACGGTCACCATGTCGCCCTCGGTGATTCGTCGCCAAGCGAGTCAGCCACCATGCTTGCAGGCTATGTCACCAACCAACCAGTTCAAACCACCAACCAACAGGAGCAATCTATGGACATCAATCAGCTTTCCGGTCTCGTGTGCCAACTCTCGGCACTGCTTGCCAAGGAGTCGTCTCTCGATGGCAAGGTCACCGCATCAGAACTTGAGACGAGCGATGCTCGCGCATGTGATGCCATCGCCATGGCGAAGGGTCTCAAGGCAGAGCAAGCCGACGCATTGCGTTCAGCCGTTGCGGTCATCAACATGAACCGCTCAATCGAGGAGCGCGTCAACATCGCCGTGTGCGACGAGGTCTTGGAGATGATGAGGGGTAGCTCATCCGGTGAGCCTGCCGCTGCCCCGGCTTCGTCTCAGCCAGCCCCGGAGCGCATCATGGTTGACGGCGTGCTCGCTCGTGCCGTCGACTCGTTGCTTGGTCAGGCGACTGGTGGCAAGGTCACATCCATCGAGGCGGCGCTCGCCGACCTGTCTGACCTGCGCATCCGCGCTCACGAACTTGCCGAGCAGTTGTCCCGTGCCAATGCCCGCCCCGTGACTGTCATCCCAACTGGCGGTAGCCAATCCGTCGATGGCTCAACGCTCACTTACGAGGTCGTCATGGTTTCAGCGGCTGACCTGTTCAAGAACCCCAAGAACGGCAAGGCTATGGCGCAACTCAAGTTCGATGTGCCAACCCTCGTGTGGAAGGATGACACCGGCGCTGTCGTGCGTCACCCAATGATTCCCGAGCCTGACGAGAACTACCAGTTCCGCATGACCCATGTGCTCAAGCTCGCCACTGCGTTCATCATGAACAAGAATGTCTGGGCACACGGACACACTGGCACTGGCAAGACCACCCTGTTCGAGCAGTTCTATGCACGACTCGGCTTCCCTGTGTATCGCCTCAACCTTGACTCCAACTTGGAACGCTCCGATTTGGTGGGTCAGACCAACCTCGCAGAGGACAACGGCGTGACCGTGTCTCGGTTCAGCGAGGGCATCCTTCCGCAAGCCATGGTGCAACCCTGCGCACTCATCCTTGACGAGATCGACGCTGGTCGCCCCGACATTCTGTTCACGATTCAGCGTGCGACAGAAGGCAACGGCTTGATGCTGACAGAGGATGGCGGTCGTCTCGTGCGTCCACACCCGCTGTTCCGCTTCTGCGCTACCGCCAACTCGCGTGGTCAGGGTGACGAGTTCGGTGTGTATGCCGGTGTGCGTCCGATGAACACTGCCATGCTTGATCGCTTTGGCGTGATGATTGAGGTCAATTACCTTGAGCGTGACGAGGAAGCCAACTTCCTTGCCAAGGCATATCCGTCCCTGCCCAAGACTGTCGTCACCCAACTGACCACTTTCGCCAAGCTCATTCGTGATGCGTTCACCAATGGCGAGATCAGCTTGACGCTGTCGCCTCGTGGTCTCAAGTCCATTGCTGAGACCTACTCGTTCTTCGACCCTCTGCTCGGCACGGGCAAGGCAATGGAGATGGCAGTCGAGATGGTGGTCATTGACCGTGCCACATTGGATAACCGCCAGCGTGTGCTCGAGTTACAAGAGCGCGCCTTCAAGGCTTGATCAACCCACAACATGGAGACCAACATGAAGAATGATCTTTCGTTCCTTCCGCCAGACGACCCTGACATGGATCAGCCGTCCGTGACGGGTCGCGACTTCGAGAACGGCACTCGCGCAGCGGTGCGCACGCTGTCGTCTCAGTTCGATACCGATGTCGTCTTCGCAGGTGACGGTGCTTGCACCAACGGCAAGCGCGTTCAGCTTCCCGCCAATGCACCTGACAAGATGCTCACCAAGCGCCAAGCGCACGTCGGTCGTGGCTTTGCCAACCACGAGTCACTGCATAACCTGCTGACCGACTTCGATGCAGGGCTTCCACGGTTCCGTGAGTGGGGCACTACGGGTCGCACGCTGACCCTTCACCTTGCGCAAGCCATCGAGGATGTGCGCATCGAGAACGGCGGTGCTCATCTGTATCCCGGGATGGCAAAGTCAATCGACAAGACGGCTGAGTTCGTGTGCCGACGCTTTGCTGAGAAGACATTCAAGGAGAACCCCGAGATTGCCACTGACATGGGCGCTGTGCTTCCGCTCGCCATCACTTGGGCGGGTCGTCTTCGCATCGGCTACCCGTCACCAGTCATTCGTGTGGCGTTCGATGCTTTGGGTGAGGATGTCCGCAAGCGCGCCAATCAGGTCGTCGATGTCATCATGACCTTGCCACACGGTGTCGAAGGCATCGGCAATGTCAATCGCACCGAGGCATACAAGGGTTGTCGCATGGGTCTCGACCTCGCTGATCGCATCGGCAATGAAGTTGCCAAGCAGATCGAAGACGACGAGCAACAGAAGCGCCAAGGTCAGGGGCAAGGCAATGGTCAAGGTCAAGGTCAGGGCGGTGGTCAGGGTCAGGGCAACGGCGATGGGACGCCAACCAACGGCAGCGGCTCTTCGTCTCAGGGAGGCGACACGTTGGGCGACCAACAGGCCAAGGGTAATGGGGATGGGCAGAGTCAGAGCGAGCGCAGTGGCAGTAGCGGTTCGCACGGTGCAACCAATGCGCAAGCAAGCGATGCAACGCAGGTTACCTCGGAGTCACGCTCGATTGACCCCAACCTTGATGAGAGCGTTGTCGAGTTGATGACCGATGGCATCGAGACAAGCAAGGAGTATCGTCCCTACACAAGATCGTTCGATGTGTGGACGAGCAAGCGTAGCGGTCGTCTATCTGACTACATGCGTGTCAATGATGGCGCTCGCCTGTATGCGCAGGAGAAAGCCAAGGTTGTCGGCTCGTTGGCAACGATGCGTCGCAAGTTGGAGCGTGCACTGATTGCCAAGGACACCCGCCAGTATGAGCAGAGTCGTAGTGGCAAGCTCGATGTTCGTCGCCGTGGCGTTGGCATCATGAGTGGCAACGATCTGATCTTCAAGCGCAAGTCCGATGGCGATGACCTCAATGCCGCTGTCACGATCTTGATCGACCTGTCAGGCTCAATGGATGGCGACAAGGTTCATGTCGCAGGGCAATCGACCATTGCGTTGTGTGAGGCTTTCGCTTCGACCGGCGTTCCGCTGGAGGTGCTGGGTCACTTTACTCATGGTCTTCCACACGAGATGCGTATGCAGATCGCTCGTGAGTTGGACGAGTTTGTGCAAGACGCTGACGGCAACTATGTGATCGGTGAAGATGGCAATCGTGTTCGCAACACGAAGACGCATCGCTATGACCGCACTGATGCAGTGACCATGACTGTGTTCAAGTCATTCGATGAGCCGATGACTCAAGCGCGTAGTGCGTTGGGCTTGATTCCGCACATGACAAGCGGCGCGAATGCTGATGCCGATGCAATCATGTATGCGGCTACTCGCTTGCTTGAGCAGAAGAATGATCGTCGCATCATGCTTGTGATGGCTGACGGTTATCCGGCATGGCACTCGAGCGGTGGCAAGAAAGCCAACTATCGTCGCACTCGTGATGCTGTGCAGTGGGCAGAGAGCAAGGGCATCAAGTGTGTTGGCATCGGTATCCAAAGCGATGCAGTTCAGCAGTTCTTTCCTCGCAACGTCGTGCTTCAAAGCGTCGACCAGTTGGGCAAGACTGTGCTTGATCAGGTTGCTCGACTTGTCTTGGGTGAGCGGTTCCGTGTGGACAACAAGGACTTGATCTCGTCTGACAAGGATCGCGCTCGTGCAATGGCAAGGTAAGAAGAGGAAGGCGGGCGTTCCCAAGATACCAAGTGTGTGGTTTGGACTGTTGCCCGGACAGTCGCTTGCGTTTTGGATCGGGGTTTCCAAAAGAGCCAAGACGAGACGCATTCGTAAGCATGACTACACGAAGATCAAACAACTAGCGAAGGAGATTGCGTATGGTGGATAAAAGCAA